GTCGGTACCGTCGTAATACTCTTTCCCGCAAGACTCTCTGAACTTTCCTGTCCAGAAAGACTTCGATGTATTCACCTTGAATCCGAAAAGGTCAAGGTGTTCGATCACGGCTTCGGCAAGATCCGTGGGGACAATGATATCATCCCCATAGATCCGCACACCATCCAGTTCTCTTCCGATTGTTTGGAGAGAACGGTACTGGCGACCACGCACTTGCTGACTCGCTAAAACAACGACAGTTAGGAAAACCATCGCCTCTAGCGGGAATGTAAGTGCGGAACCCATAGACGCGAACTTGGCCAAGAGAATCTCCGTTTCCGGACGATTCCCGTAACCAGGTACATGAGCCTTCCGGCTCCTGCACGCATCAACCCCGGCGAGAAGCCAAGGATGATTAGCAAGCAGGCTCCGTACATGCTCATTGGAAACGCGATCGGAAGCTTCGCTCAGATCGAGCGTAGCAAGGTTGCCTTCACGGCTACCTTCACAGGCCAGATTCTGGTTAGGAATCTGATCGGTGAATCCGATCATCTGATTGAGAACGGAATGTTCTTCAATCAAATTGACGAGTCGCTCGGCCACGGCCTGCTGCATATATTGCATGCAAGTCGGCTCGATAGCGATGACTCGAGTCGTTTTCAGCGTTTTAGGAACGAGAACAATCCTTACGGGTCGTTCTTGCTCCGGGCTGAGAAAGGTCACGGTTTCAAGGCGGTAGTAACTCCGCCAAGATGGGAGAGCGTATTCCCCATAAGGGAATACTTCCTCCAACCTCTGGGTCCACTCTTGTTGATCGAATTTAGCATTTCCGCTAAGTCGATCAGCAGTTTTCCCAGGGCCGTGTTTCGGCATGACGTTAACGTCATAGACATCCTTGTCGACTTTCGTCAGAATGTCGCCGAAAAGCAGACCGGCGATCCGCTCAAATTCGAGCGGGTCGAGCTTGTAAGAAGAAATCTTCTTACGCGCAATGCTCGTGTACGGATGTACGCGAGGATCCGTCCCAGTTGACTTGACTTCACGCCAAGCATGCTGG